CAATGAAAAATATGAATCGGGATTGTGGCGGGTTCGTGGCGGTGTTGGTAGCGTGGCGGGTATCTGTCTACTATGTGGCGGGGGTCATGTTTAAACGGGGTCTATCAGATACAATTTAGATATAGAATCGCCAGACACTTAGATATAAAATTTGTTCGTGCGTTGATTCTTTCGTATTGTGGGGGGTTGATGAGGATGAGGAGGGGACAGGAGGGGAGGGGATGGGGACTTTCCTTCCCCCTCCTACTCCTCCTCCTAAGGTTCCTCCTCTAGTACCTCCCCATGGTTTTCAAAATGCCGAAGGGGTCGCTTTCCTGCGGTCACGCAGTCGCAGGAGCCCCCGTCGCAGGATGATGATGATGGGTGGGGGGTAGTGGTTGTTGTGGTAGATGGTTAGTGTGAGGGGGTATGTCTTAGAGTAGTGGTGAATGAGGGTAGGATACCCGTGCCAGAATTTTTTTTATAAAAGACGTTTACTCATCACAGTCGTAATCGTTCCATTGAAACACAGGAGTATTTTCTCCCATATAAGCTGATTCGGTATTATAGGAGAACCATTCAAGTGATTCTTCTTCAGTCCAGTTGTTATCTTCCATAAGTTGCCTGATACATTTCTCGCTGGAATAGAGGACAACGTGGTTATCGTTTCTTTTGGTTATACCTATTATTGCTCTATCGTATCCATCGGCAGTAAGTGCTTCTGGATTCAGCTTTATGATTCGGTCTATTACAGAGTTTGACATAGTATCTCCTTATTAATTACAAACGGTTGTAACTGAATTACAGATGTTTGTAATTATTAGATAAAAGAAGAGGTTAGGTATTAATTAATTACATCACTTGTAACTAGGGTTACAGCATTCTGTAATTAATACACAGTCATGTAAGATGTTACATAAGAGATATACCCCTCATTCCCCCCCTCCTGTATTATATGTAACATAAGATGCATCTTGTCAAGATGTTACATCTTATTTTCTTTTTGGTTAAGGTCTTTTTCTTTTAATTACCATGATTCTTCATAGTTATTAAGGATGAATACTTCACTAAGTGGGACTAGAATCATTCTACTTGCTTTATCATCTCCACCCACTGTTATTCTAGCCTTGCCTGATTTTAGCAGGTTGTCTGTTATGGTCTTTAGTTTCCGTGTAGGTATGGACAAACACGACTGGTAGTGATTATTGTGGTATAGCAGAAACACATAGTGTTCGGTTTGAGATATAGATATACCGCTTGGCTTACCTCTACATTCTATTTCAACGGCTATATTGCCTGTAGAAAACGCTTGTTTATCTGCTTTTACTTCTAGTCTATTTCTAGGTCCGCTGAATATTTCATTCAGTTTCTTTTCAGCTAGTTGACCGAACTCTAGGTCGTATCTCCAATCGTCATTGTACGTTGTTTCTTGCATTACTTTCTCCTTCTTTCTTTTTAAACCCGCTTGCTGTAAGCCAGTCGGAGGTATCATTGCAAGTGCATTGGACTCTATAATGCCATTTTATACTCAAGCCGTTCTTTCTTGCCCGTTGTTTACCGCCAATGACTTTACCGATGTGTCTATCATGTATCCTTGAGAACTTACCGTAGTTGCGTGAGTCCTTGGATATTATGATTTCTTCACCGAGTTTAGCTTTGCGTTGTTTCTGGTAGTCTATTATCCTGTTAAACTGCATGACATTTGCAGTCACAGACCTTTAGCCTACAGTCTTTGTGTCCTTCATAAACACATATAAGTGATTTCATATTATTCCCTTTTGACCGGGGAGTGTTGGCGTTTTATATATTGTAAAACTAAGGGAGAGTGAGCAAGGAATGGAGCAAAACCTGTACTGCTCACTTTGTTTAGCTCCCCGGTTGAAAAGATTATACCATAGCCGGGGGAATGAAGGAGCTGGCTCTGTGTAACTAAACACGAAGGAGGAGAATCCAGCCTAAGGGAACCCCCGGCAGTTTGAGTTTATAGTTGCAAGATGTTAATGTCTAGGTTATTATTCATAACTATGGGGAAGCTATGTCTAACAAGAGTGTAATAAGTGTAGAAGAACGGCAGGATGCTTTTTTAAAGGTATATCCTACTGCAGGGACTATCAAATCTGCAGCGGAAGCTATAGGAGTAAACCGTCGTACTGTACATACTTGGTTTAAAACTCACCCTGAGTTTTCAGAAAGATTTGAACAGGCAAGACAGGGATTTGTAGAAGAACTTGAGAACATAGCCTATGGTCTTGTCAAAGAAATGGCAGACAATAGAGACTATAAAGCTAACCCTACCCTACTTATTTTCCTTCTTAACGGTAATGCCCCTGAGAAATACAAGGGTATATCCGATACTTCAGCAGAAGCACGGGATGTATTGTCAGAATTTAGAAAGATGGCTAGGGCTACCGTGGTTACAGATAAGAAACCAGAGAAGAAACTCAATATGGCACAGCAATCTGTATTAAAGTATGAAGAAGAAAAAAAGGCTCTAGCTGAAAAATTCGGGAGTCTGAAGAATGGCAACCCAAACAGCGACTAACGTAGCTGAATATATGTACAAGGTGGTTGGGTTTGAGCCTACTGAGGCTCAGAAACCCATACTTGAATCTAAAAAAAGATTTATACTTGTTGCAGGTGGAGAACAGGCAGGTAAGTCCATGATTGCATCTAAGTACTTACTGTCCAGATTTGTTGAGACAGAAGAATCCGGACTCTACTGGCTTGTTGCCGCAGACTATGAACGCACACGGGCAGAGTTTGAATACCTAGTAGATGACTTTGCCAAGCTTGGAGTACTTAAAGAGACATCTAAAAGGGTAGACCCCGGCAAGATTGTACTCGCAGACGGTACTAGGATAGAGACTAAATCAGCTAAAGACCCCAGAACTCTGGCTATGCGTGCCCCGAACGGTATTATCGGGTGCGAGGCGAGTCAGTTAGACCTCGAAACTTTCTTTAGACTGCGTGGTAGGGTCGCTCCCAAACGTGGATGGCTGTTTTTAGCAGGAACTTTCGAGGGCAGTCTGGGGTGGTATCCCCAAATGCACACCGCATGGTCTGTACCGTCAGACCAAGAGCAGAGTTTCTCACTTCCAAGCTATACTAACGAACACTTATACCCCGGTGGTAGAGAAGACCCGGAGATATTAAAACTAGAAAGAGAAGCATCTGATAGTTTCTTTATGGAAAGGATAGAAGGCATACCTTCACCGCCTAAAGGACTAGTGTTCCCTGAGTTTAGACCTGATATGCACGTTGCAGATATAGAATATACAGAAGATATACCTGTACAGATATGGATGGACCCCGGTTATGCCGGAGCCTATGCCATAGAAGTCATACAGATAGTAGATGACAAGGTACTGGTAGTAGATGAGGTCTATGAACGTGGGCTTATAACAGAAGAGATGATAGATATATGTAAATCCCGCCCGTGGTGGAAGGATGTCACCGAAGGAGTCATAGACGTTGCTGGTTATCAGCATCAGGCTATGGCTGCACCTGCAGAGATATGGATGAAGGAAACAGGATTGTACCTTTCTTCAGAAAAAGTTAAAATAAATGACGGAACCGAGCGTTTAAAATCGTTTTTAAAGCCAGACCCTCTGTCAAGACAGCCGAATATGCTGGTAAGTAACAGATGTCTGGGACTTTTAAGTGAATTCGGTGCAGCTCCGTCACCATTCGATGGACAGACTAGAACTTACAGATGGAAGACAGACAGAGAAGGCAATATTGTGGGGGAAACCCCGGAAGATAAGAACAATCACGGTATAAAAGCCTTGGTTTATGGACTTGTCGAAAGATATGGCTACGGTTATATTGAGGGCAGGGACAGAATCAAAGTCAAAAGGTGGAAGTAATGGCTAAAAGAAAACCAAATGAAATAATAAACATGGTAGATGACCACCACGATGCAACCTACCCTATGAGGGACAGGATGGATGATGACCATAGGCTCTATAGGCTTGAGCCCTATGATGCAGGTGACGGATATCAGTCCTACACCAGTAATGAACCACAGGTATTTGCAGATAAGATAATAAGTTTTTTGACAAGCTCAGAACTGATAGTAAGAATCCCTGCAAACGGTAATGAACGTGAGCAGAGACAGATAAATAATGATAAAGAAAGGTTCCTTATAGGAGCTTTAAGAGCCGCAGACGATACTCTATGTATGAGGATGGTTCCTAGGATACGTGACCAGTTAGCATGGTACATAGTACTGCGTGGATGGTATGCAGGTAGAGTATTACTTGTTAAAGACAAGGAAGAAAAGACAACAATAGATATAACACCTTGGGACCCTATTAATACATATTGGGGAGAGTCCTCATCAGGTCTGACATGGGCATGTTATAAGATTAAAAAGACTTCTAAAGAGATAAAAGAACAGTACGGTATCAAGATAGATACCACCGTACAGGGAATAGATTCAGGTGTAGATGTATATGACTTCTATGACAGAGAAGATAACTACGTGGTCATGGATGACAAGATTCTAAAGAAAAGAACTAAGCATGGTCATGACGGAGTACCTGTATTCATAGGTATGGTAGGTTCTACTCCACTCATACAGTCAGATGTCATAGGCTCAGAGTCTATAGCAGACGTTGGCGAAAGTATATTTAAAGCAAATAGAAGTAATTATGAAGACAGTAACTTCATGCTCTCTACCATGCTGGAACTTACAGCCAGAAGTAGAAAGCAGGGACTTAAAGTCAAATCAAGGGACGGTACAAAGACCCTTGAAGAAGACCCATACAAGGAAGGAACAGAGATAGCACTCGCTCAGGGAGAAGATGTAGAACCTCTCGGTATGATGGATATGGCAAAAGAATCCGGAGCGTTCATGAGTATGGTTAGTGGAGAGATTCAAAGAGGCTCTCTACCCTACTCTGTATACGGACAGGTAGACTTTCAGCTATCAGGATATGCCATAAATACACTCAAGCAGGGTGTTGAATCTGTGATACATCCTAGAATACAGTCTATGGAAAGAGCATATAGAAGTATATTCCATATGCTTTCACATCAATACGCTTCAGGTAGCTTTGAAGCAGTAGAGGTAAGTGGGCAGGATAGAGAAAGAATGTATTTCTCAGCAGAGATTACTCCTGAGATAGTCAAGAAAGGTGGTGAACCTGAAGTTAAGATAGTATCACAATTACCGCAGGACGATATGTCTAGATTCAGTCAGGCTCAGATAGCCAGAGAAGGCGAGACACCGTTATTACCTGATATCTTTATAAGAGATATGATACTCGGTATGCAGGATACAGACCAGATAGAAGATATGTTAAGAGAACAGTCTGCCGAAAGGGCTCTGCCCGAAGCACAGCTATGGACTATACTCAAGAGTCTGGAAGAACGGGGAAGACCTGACCTTGCCAGATTCTATTTCGGTGAACTCATGAAGATAGTCAATGATAAACAAATGCAGATGCAACAACAGCAGCAACAGATGCAGCAGATGATGCAACCGCAACCTCCACCACAACCACAGGGACCACCTATGGGACCTCCGGGTATGCCTCCGGAAGGTATGCCTCCGGGACCACCACCGGAGATGATGATGGCTCCGCAGGGTGGACCGGGATTACCACCAGAGGTAATGCCTAATGCAGCTATGGGTGTTCCACCACCTATGCCTACTCCACCTATGGGACCGATGGTTCCTCCGGGTACTCCAAGACCGGGTGCTATGTCTGAAGAAGAACGTATGGCACGGCTTGGTCTAGTAGGACCGGGAGGATAATATGTCAGGAATGGGACAGTTCTATCCGGCAATACCACCGCCACAGGCTATGAAAAAGCCTGAGACTACTGCTGATATAAAAAGGCAGCTTGATGCTCTTATAGCCAGTCTGCAGATGCAGGCAGGACAAGGTGAAGAAACAGTTAATGATAAAGAGTATCAGGATTTTCTTGATGATACATACGATGAATATAAAAGACTGGTCAATCTTCCTGCATGGAAGATAGGTCTACAGTCTATTGCTGGAGTTCCTACTAAAAGAAAGGTAAGTGACGAAGACCATGCAAGATTTGCAAGGGCTATGTTCGCATCTGTAGGTACAGGCGAGGATGACGTTCTAATAAGAAACCATGTCAGAAATATGTTCGGAGAAAAGATTCTTCCTATAAATATACAGGCAGAGAAATATCCTCAGGAGAATTTTAATGATGCTATCAACCTACTCACTAGAGCACCTCATGAAAAAGAAGGTAGGGTAAAGCAGCTTATGAGACAGGCTATAAGTGGAGATTATGCTAGTGACTATTATGCATCTGAAGGTGGAAGAAAAGATGAGGTTATAGAAAAAGATATAAATGCAATGATAGAGGCTTGGCTTAAACAGGCTGCTATTGAGAAACCTGCTATTGCCAGAGGTATAGGAGAGACTCCTGCCATAGGTGGTAGGTACGACCCGAAGGAATTGTTTGGTGAAAAGAACGTGACTCAATATACTCCCGAAGCCCTTTCTCCTACATTCTTAAAAGATACAAATGACTTTGCTGAAGGAAAGCAAATGCAGATGAAATACTTTAGGGATAATAATCCTATGTACGCTGCATTAGGTAGTAGTGCACAGGGTATATTTAATAAGACAGAAAAGAGATTGAGTAGACAGTATGACGTTGAAAAGGCTCTTGGTGGATATAAGAACTCATATATAGATTATGTTGGAGACTATGGAGAAGGAAAGGTAAGACCGTGGAGTAATCAGCAATGGCAGGTAGCCATGCAGAACGTAACGTCTACTCCGGAGTTCCAAAACCTTATGACCATGTCTAAAGAAGAACTAGGACCGCTTATAGAAGAGGCAAAGAACGACCCTTCAAAACCACTTAACGATGTATTAAACCTTACTACTTCACTTATCTCAAGACCTGAAGATGTAACCGAATGGATTGTATCTAAGGAAAGAAGTAAGTGGACAGACCCAAGAGATAGACAGGTAAGAGAACAGGTACTTAGAAAAAATATAAGTAATTTTATGATGGTTAATCTAGGTGACGATATGGTAGCAGGTGCAGACTTACAACCCATTACTGCTAAAAAACTATTCAATGAATGGCAGGACAGGAAGTTTGATTGGTATGGTGCTCCCAAGAGCCCTGCTGTACAATCAGAAGAACAAAGGCTCCGACAGAAAGGATTTAACCTACAGCCCACAGGAGGCATATAATGGCTTTACAAAAAATGAATACAGGTCAATGGTGGGATTCTAATACAGGTATGCTGTATGGTCCAGATGGAACAACTCCTATGGGTATTACTTTAGACCAAAGCCAAGTAAGCCTTACAGGAGAAACACTTCCTGTAGCAGGACAAGGAGGATTTGGTGCTATTCCGGCTGAAGTAGGTGGCGATATAGCAGGTACACAGGGACTGACTGGAGTTCAAAACCAGTTTCAGACTACAGACTTTACTCCTGCACAGATGTCGTTCATGAGTCCTGAAGCTATAGCTAGGGCAAGAAGCGAGACTCCCGGAATGAGACAATTTGACTTTTATAATATGATGCAGTCAGCACCGGGTGTCAGAGCATTAGGTTCTACAGGCAGACAGATTGCACAACAGAGATTACCCGAACTACAGACCAGATTTGGTTTGGGTCAGTATTTTGGAGACATGCCCGGTCAGGGAGAGGATACCTTCCGTGGATTCATGGAAGCACAACCTACTACATGGGGCGGTCAGGACTGGCAGAACGCAATGGGCGGTCTTAGAAAAGGCGGTATGGTTTCTCAGGCTATAGAGGGATATGCCGATATGACTCCTGAACAGCAGTTCGAGCAGAGGAAAAAGTTCCTTGCCGGTATGAGTGGAAACGAAAAAGGCAACCTCATGAATCTGAATGAAAAGGGTGGAAGAGAGCAGGTTGTAGCGATGATAAAGGGTATGCTCGGAGGTTCAGACCTTCCTGCAGGTATGAGAGGATGGATGGATACAGCTATAGAAGAAGAGATAGCAAAGCTGGAACGTGACCAACCTGACCTTACAACCAACCCTTCTAACCTATTATTACATATGTCTATGAACGGATTTGATTTAAATGGATTAGGTAATCCACCTGAACAAAAAGCTATATCACCTTATACAGACACAAAGTCTGTACAGGCTGAAACAAATAAAGCAACTGCTTCAGATAAGGCTGCTGCTAATGTAACTTTAGAAAATGCAGCAACTCCTACTGT